GCCGACGGCGCCCCGTATCGGTGACAGAAAGGATCTCTACTTCGGGTCTGTATCTATGGTCGGACATAGCGCCAGATCTACGCCCCGAGCCTCAAACCAAAAAGACGGCCCTCCCCGTAGGCTTACCTTGTATTCGCTATAGCCGCCGGTGGCGGAAGGCTGGTTGAAGCGGATGTCCTTGCCGCCGCGTGCATAGGCGATGAGGCCCGGTTCGAACTGCTCCACCCGGTTGCCATCGGCATCGACCACGGTGGGCGCGATGCCCTGCTGGGATTCATCATCGCCGAAAACGATGGCGGTGACACAGGCCTCGGTCTTCTTGCGGACCAGTTCGGCCACTTCGTAATCGTCGAGGTCGCGCAACGAGCGGATCACCGGCGCACCCCAGGGAACGCCACGCGCCTGCGTCCGCTGCTTTTCATAGACATGGGCGATCTCAGTGGCCGGAACCGGGCGACTTGCCGCCCCACCCCGCAAGCTGCCTTGGGCATCGCCCGGATGGTCGGTGTAGAGCCAGTAAGCACGGCGCTTGCCTACGGCGTCAAATTCGATGCCCTGCACAATGCGGGTCGGGCTGGCATCGCCACGTTTGGTCGCGTCGAGGAAATCTGCCTCAAGCACCTGCAACTGCAGCGGCACCGCCAGACCGTCCCCCGCCCGCCGCAGACGGCGGCGCACCAGCACCTCGCCCGCCTCGACCATCTCCCGACAGATCAGCGTCTGCAGCCCGTAGAAATCCAGCTGGCCGTCGGCGTCGCAATCCGCCGTCCAGCGGGTGAACAAAGCATCGACCTTCCGGTCCAGCTTGTCGTCGCCACTGGCTGCGCGGGGCATGATGCCCGAACCGATGATGTTGTTCACCAGCACCGCCACCGCCTTGGCCGCATGCGGGTTGTTGCGGACCAGGTCGCGCATCCGGTCGCGCAAGAGCGCCCCGGCCACGCCGATCTCGGTATCGGCCGAGGATCCCGGCGCACGCCACCCGTCCGTGCGCCGTCCTTTGGAAGCGCCGTCATAGCCCCGCGTCAGGGTATCGAACGCCTGACGCGCCATGACGCGACGGGCCGCCATGCGCGGCGCCACCGTGGCGATGGCATGGTCGAACCAGTTCGCCGCCATCACCGGTCCCCACGCGAGAAGCCCGCGAGCCCGGCCACCGGCAGCGGGCGCGTTGTGCCCGCGATGGCGCGCTCGATGGTCCGGATGCGGGCGAGCAGATCCTCGGCCGAGCCGTAGTCGACGGACTTTCTGTCATAACTCACCCGCGTCGTGCCGCTGGCATAGGCCCGGCGCAGCGCCGAAAGCTCGGTTTCCGTCCAGTCGGTCATCAGAACCATCCTCCGCGCCGTCCGAGCCAGTCGGAGCGGCGCTTGCCCTGCGGGGCCTGTCCCGGCCGGTTGATCTGCCCGGCGGGATCGGTGTCGGTGGGGGCGGCCCCGAGCTGATCCTCGAGGTCGCGCCATTTCTCGTCGGGCCAGCGGTCCGCGCCCGCAATCCAGGCGGCGGCGCGGGCATAGACCCGGCAGTCCAGCGCCTCGTTGCGCTCGCGCAGCTTCTGCCATTCCAGCCGCGCGAAGCCGCGCTTGGTGCGGACCGTCACCAGCTGCTCGGCCACGAACTGCTTCAGCCATTCGTTCTCGACCCAGTGCGGCAGGTGCACCGAGCCGGGCGGGAATGCCGCCCCGTCGGCTATGTCCTCCTCGGTCGGACGCGCAAGCCGCAGGAAGCGGTAGGTCTCGGCCTTGAAGGTCGACACCGCTACGGTCCAGAGCCGCGCGCCGCGCCGCAACCGCTTGCCGCCCTCGGTCGCGTCGACGAAGGTCGGCCCCGACACAGGGCTCGAGCGGTTGAAGCCCTCGACGCCCTTCACCGGCGACACCTGCGCGAACCCCTGCGCCCGCGACCAGGAATAGACCGCCGGGGCCTCGTAGCCGGTGTCGATGGCCAGCCGCGCGATCCTGAGATGCGCGCCGCGCTCGTGCGGCCACGACCTGTCCAGCAGCGCGGTCAGTTCCGACCAGGCGTCGTGCCGGTCGGGACCGCCCTCGATGACGACGTGATCGACGAGCCAGGACTCGAGTCCACGACCCCAGGCCCAGACATCGACCTCGATGCGGTCCTTCTGCACGTCGGCACCCGCCGTCAGGAACAGCCCGCCCGCAGGCACCATGCCGGACGTCCAGCGCTCGCGCCGGTCGTAGAGCCGCTGCCAATCCGGCGCTTCTCCGGTCTCGACCCACGTCTCGCCGAGGATCGTGTTGCGGAAGGCCTTGATCGCCTCGTCCGACCCTTGCGCCGCGTCCCATGCCCGCACGATCCGCTCCCAGCTCAGCCAGCCGATCGGCGAATAGAGCGCCGAGAGGTGATACCCGAGCGTGGTCGGATCGGCGGCCGTGGCGGTCGCCCGCCATGCGCCGCCCTCCAGCATCGCGGTCTTGTGGTGTTCCGCGATGGGCTGCTCGCAGCCCTCGCAGTGATACTCGGCCGTCTCCGGGCGGCCTTTCTGCCAGCGCAGCCGGTCGAACTTCAGCCATTGCATTGCCCTGCAATGCGGGCACGGCACGAAGTACCGGCGCTGGTCGCTCGCATCGAACTCGCGCTCGATCCGGCTCAGCCCCCTGATCGTCGGGGTTGAGACCAGGAACACCTTGCGCCGATGGGCGAAGGTCAGCGAGCGCGCCTCGGCCAGCGTGACCGGGTCGCCTTCCTCGTCGGCCGAGGCCGGATAGGCGTCGACCTCGTCGAGGAAGATGTAGCGCGCCGGGGTGGATCGCAGCCCGACCGCCGAGTTCGCGCCCGTCATGATCAGAATGCCGCCCGCGAATTCCTTCGACAACATCGTGTTGCCCGCGTCGCGGGACCGCGCCGGTTTGACCCGCTCCCGCAGGTCGGGGCTTTCGTCGACCAGCGGGTCGATCCGCTGGCGCGAGTTGCGCTTGGCCAGTTCGACCGTGGGCTGGACCGCCAGCATCGGGCCGGGCGCCTGGTGGATGGCGAACCCGATCCAGTTGTTGCCCGCCTCGGTCGCGCCGACCTGTGCGGCCTTCATGAACACGACCCGCTGCGCGGGATCGCCGGGGCTCAGCCGGTCCATGATCTCGCGCATGTAGGGCGTGCGCACCGTGCGATACCGCCCGGGTTCGGCCGAGGCGCGACCCGAGAGCATGCGATGCCGGTCCGCCCAATCCGAGACGGTCAGGTCCGGGTCGGGCCGGAGCCCGTTGCCCCAAGTGCGCAGAATCTCCGCCGCGCCGTCAAAGTCCGTCAGCGCGTCATCGTCACCGGAAGTCGGGCCGGACCTCGGCGAGCTCAATGAGGTGGGCGCGTACATGACTCGAAAGCACCTTCTGCATCGCGGCTGGCTCCATGGTGATCTGCTGGCCTGTCGCGTCGCTGCACGAGGCCGAGAGTTCGGCCGCCATCAGCGCCGCCGCGCGCGCGGGCCAGTTCACCCACGCGTCCCGTTCCTCCCGCGCAAGGCGGAACACCAGCGCCAGCGCGCGCGCCCGCTCGATCAACTCCCCCTTCAGCTTCTGGAGCCGGATGCGCCGCTCCTGCGCCTTCAGCACCTCGTTCGCGGTCTTGGCCTGCGGGAAGGTCGTGCCGCCGCCCACTGCCGGAACTGACAGTCCCTGTTCGCGGAGCGTGTCGCCAACCGCGGCCACCGCCGCCTCGGGGACGGGTTTCAGCTTCGGCACGGGCGGCTTGCGGGTCTTCGACGGGTCCGTCGTCTCGGCACGCCGCGCATCGCTGGCGGCCGTGTTGATGCTGCCGTCGGGATAGAGGACCAGCCGTTCGGCCGTCTTCGCCTTCTGGATCGCGCCTCGCGACAGCCCGACATGGGCGGCGTACTGGCGCTCGCTCTTGCCCTGCATCGACGGCTCCGATTATCATTCTGAATCATGTGCTTATCTAGTTGATAAGCGCGCCGGAGAGAGCGAACGTCACTCCAACGAAGCGATGCAACTCGACCCAAGGAGCCACCCCGATGACCCGCCGCGCGACCGACAACACGAAAGCCCTCGACGCCTTCATCGCCGC